AGATACCGGCTGGTCGAGATGGTCACAGAATGGAATGGTTCCAAAGTAGGCAGAGACGAGTACGAAGCAAAACACCCGCAGCTAGAGCCTATCCGTGTGGGGCCAGATCCGCAGGCCATCCATGACCCGCGTCCCGATCAGCGCACTGAGGTTGCAGTCGCTCGACTCTTGCCGGCTAGCCCGTTTTTGTCGGGTTCTTCGGGGAGCGCAGTGATTACGGTGGTGGAGCCTTCACATGGACGCACGAGCGGGGATACTGTAAGGTTCCGAAAAGCGGAGGCGTTTGATGGATTCACGAAGGCTGCATTGGAGAATTCCAGTGGGTATACGATTACTGTCACGGATTCTAACCTTTACACCTTTTCGGCGTCGTCCGGCACCGCAACCACGGGTGGTCAACGCGGGGGAGGTGAGAATGCGACTGCCGGGCCGGTGACGTTGGAGAAGTAGATGGCATTCACATTTGCACAGCTAAAAACTGCGATACAGGAGTACACCGAAAACACGGAAACCACCTTCGTGTCGAACGTGGATGACTTTATCCGCGCGGCAGAAGATCGAATCTTCTACCTCGTGGACCTAGAGTATTTTCGCAAAAACGCTACAAGTGCAGTGACGCAGAATGATCCATTCTTGTCATTGCCGACAGACTTTCTAGCCTCTTTTTCGTTGTCCATAACGAACAGTAGCTCGAAGGAGTTTTTGCTACAAAAAGACGTGAACTTCATTCAAGAGTACAATCCCAACTCAGCCACGACGGGCACGCCCAAGTATTACGCTAGGTTTGATGTAGACAACTTGATTCTAGCTCCAACTCCTGACAGCAACTACGTCTGTGAGTTTCATTACTTCTATCGCCCTGCCTCTCTGACAGCAGGAGCAGACAGCGGCACAACCTGGTTAAGCACCAACGCTCCCAATGCCTTGCTTTACGGTTCGTTGTACGAAGCGTATATTTACATGAAAGGTGAGCCAGACATGCTTCAGTTGTATGATAAGCAGTTCACCGAGGCGCTTTCGAGGTTGAAAGATCTGGCAGAGGCGAGAGAGAACGCTGACGCTTATCGTAGGGGCTTGCCAGAACGGCCTCGGACATAAGGAGTAGAAGATGGCTACATCCAACGCAGCAACAAACTACCTAGAGCGGAGGTTGTTGCATTTCATATTCAAGAACAACTCGCTGAGTTTCTCCTCGCCGGGTGACAGTATCTATATCGGTCTGGCTACCGCTGTATCTGCGGCAGAAACAGGGTCTGTTACCGAAGCTGACTTCACCAATTATGCAAGGGTGCAGGTTACAGCCTCCAACTGGACGACCATTGGCTCTGACTCTACCGACACGCAGACGGCAACGAACGCCGCCAACATCGATTTCCCGGCAGCAGGAACTACTACTGCTGATACGATCACTCATGTGTTTATCGCGGACGCCTCGTCAAGTGGCAACATTCTGTTTGTTGGCGCACTCGATGCCAGCAGGACGATTGACGATGGCGACATCTTCCGCATCAACGCAGGGAATCTCGTGATTGAGTTGAAGTAACATGGCACTGGTACTGAAGGATCGCGTCAAGGAGACGACCACTACCACCGGCACTGGCACCTATACATTGGCCGGTGCCGTTACTAGTTTTGAAGCATTCTCGTCTGTCGGTGACGGCAACACGACGTATTACGCCTGCACAGACGGCACCGACTTTGAAGTTGGCGTTGGCACCTACACAGCGTCTGGCACGACGTTAGCTCGTACAACGATACTTCAGTCTAGCAACAGCGACAGTGCGGTAAGCTGGAGTTCTGGCACCAAGACAATTTTCTGCGCCCAGCCAGCAGAGAAGGCGGTGTTCCTTGATGCTAGTGGCAATATCATAGCGGCCAACGGCAGCGCACTTACCGCGCTAAACGCCAGCAATCTTGCCAGCGGTACTGTAGCCAACGCTAGGCTCGATCAGCAGCTACAAGATGTGGCCGGCCTTGCTGTCACTGACGGTAACTTCATCGTGGGTGATGGCAGCAATTTTGTGGCAGAGTCTGGAGCAACGGCTAGAACTAGCCTTGGTCTTGGCACTGCGGCGGTGCTAGACACCGGCATATCCAACACTAACATTCCGAAGTTCACATCTGGTGTGGCGGATGATGACTTTCTCCGTGTTGACGGCACTGCTATCGAAGGTCGGAGTGCCGCAGAAGTTCGATCAGACTTGAGTCTGGTTGCATCTGCCACAACGGATACGACCGATGCAAGTAACATCAGTTCAGGCACCTTAGCCAATGCTAGATTAGACGCGCAGTTACAGGACGTTGCGGGCCTTGCTGTCACAGATAGTGGGTTCATTGTGGGAGATGGATCTAATTTTGTTTTGGAGACCGGTGCCACAGTAAGAACATCCCTGGGTCTTGGCTCGTCAGCTACAGCGGACACGGGTATTAGCAACGGTAACGTAGCTGTGTTTACGTCTGGCGCTGCCGATAACGATTTCTTGCGGATTGACGGCACATCTATTGAAGGTCGCTCGGCGTCAGAGGTTTTATCTGATATTGGTGCAACAACCGCAGCAGCGGCAGCGGACGAAGCCACGGCATTAGCCATTGCGCTTGGGTGATAAGGAGTAACAAATGGCTAACACATTCAAGGTAGTGTCGCATGACGTTATGCCAGCATCTAGCGGTACGCCAGAAGATCTCTACACCTGCCCCGGCAGCACCACCACAATTATCCTGGGGATGGTGCTTGCAAACGTGCACACCAGTCAAGTCACGGTCAGCGTAAAGCTGGTCAGTGACACATCGGGCGGTGGGCGAACTGCAACTAACACGACGACGTTTCTGTTGAAAGATGCACCTCTCCCGGTAGGTTCGTCTCTTGAAATTCTTGCAGGCAACAAGGTGGTTCTCGAAACAACAGACAAGATTCAGATTGACTGTTCTGTTGCTGACAAGGCCAGTGTAACGATGAGCATAATGGAGATTACCTAATGCCGTATATTGGTGCAGGGATACAACGATTTAACACTGCGGACGGGCTGACTGTAAATGGTAATGCCGAAGTCACTGGCACCACCGCACTTACTGGCAACGCAACGGCGGCGGGTACATTAGACGTTACTGGCGCAATCACATCATCTGACGGCTGCACAATCACTACCGCTGACAATACCACGCAACTAACGCTGACATCTACAGATGCAGATGCTACTGCTGGTCCTCGCCTCGACCTCAAACGAGATAGTGGCAGTCCCGCAGATAGTGACACTCTTGGGCGCATTCGTTTTCTATTTGACAATGATGCAGCAGAACAGACCGAAGGTGTACGGGTAGATGCACAAATAGGTGATGCTTCTGATGGCACAGAGGATGTTGCTTATTCTATATCAACTATGGTTGATGGCACTCTGCGTAGCAGAATGGCTGCTTTGGCATCAGAAACAGTATTTAATAACGATAGTGTAGACCTCGACTTCCGTGTCGAGTCAGACGGCAATGCAAACATGCTGTTTGTTGACGGGGGTAATAACCGTGTAGGCGTTGGAACAAATTCCCCCAGCACTCAATTCCATGTGAGCGAAAGTGGCTCTGCAAATGCCACTCAACGCATTCAAGCTGACGTAGATGGCTATGCAGGAGAGCTTCATCTTTATGGCAACAATGTTGGTGGCGCGGCTTACAACGCCATCAAATCTTTTGTGGATGGCGACAGCACACCGCAATGGGAGATCACAGGTCCAGAGTCTAGCGCAGAAGATATAATGACGATTCACACGGGCGGCTCTGAAAAAGTCCGTGTTCACAGCGGGGGAGCCGTGTCGATTGGCACCACTTCCGCACCCTCAAAGTTCACCGTGTCTAACGCTGGCACGGACAACATTATTGAAGCGGCTAACACCACCAACTCTGTGCGCGGCGGTATGCAAGCGGACACAAGTGTCGTCGGCATAGGTGCCATAACCAATCACTCTGTTGACTTCCGCACGAATGCTACCGTCAGGATGCGTCTGCATTTGGGTGGTGATCTTTCGCTTGGGACCACTACACAAGCTGGCAGATTCAATATTGAAAACGCAGACAACGGCGAAAATGTTGTACGAGTAAAGAACACCAGCACATCGTTCAATAACGACATTTTTCAAATAATTTGTTCACGAGACGGTGCTACAAGCGAATACAATGCAATGTCTGTCTTTGACAATAATACAGACCTCAAACTTGTTATTCGACCGGACGGCGATATAGAAAACGCAAATAATGCTTACACTGCATTTTCTGATCAAAATCTCAAAGAAAACATTATCGACAGTGGTAGTCAGTGGGATGATGTAAAAGCTCTGCGTGTTCGTAAGTACAATTTTATTGGGGAAACTGCTACGCAGCTTGGTGTGATAGCGCAAGAAGTTGAAGCCGCAGGTATGGGCGGGCTGGTCTCTGAAAGCACTAACATGCTGACGGAAGAAACGCACAAAAGTCTGAAGTATTCCGTCCTGTACATGAAAGCTGTGAAGGCACTGCAAGAAGCTATGACCCGCATCGAAACACTAGAAACCGAGATGACCGCCCTCAAGGCCCGTGTCACGACTTTGGAGGGCGCTTAATGCCTTACATCGGTAAATCACCATCACAAGCTACACGCCAGCGATACTACCTGACTGCTAGCGGGGGTGAGACATCCATCTCTGGCACGATGACCACTGGTGGTACGCTTACCTTCAACGATGGCGAGTTTGTTGATGTCAAGCTAAACGGCGTGTCACTCGTTGCAGGTACGGACTACAATACCACGACGGCAAACACCATCGGCGGTCTGTCCGCTCTCGCTGCAAACGACCAAGTAGAAATCGTTGTATACGACACGTTCAGTGTGTTTGGCGGTAATGTTGACGGTGACTTTGACATCAACAATGGCACTCTGACAGTCGGTACAACCACTATCGACAATAACGGTGATGTAAAACTCGCTGACAGCGATGTATTGTATCTAGGCACGGGCTTGGACTTGCAGATACAGCATAACGGTTCTGGCTCATTTATCACTGACGCCGGTACTGGCGACCTTCATATTCGCACCGACACAAACCTCAACATACAAAACGCTGCTGGTTCGGAGAGTAAGGCAGTATTTGCGACAGATGGTGCGGTAACTCTATATCACGACAACTCAGCCAAAATCGCCACGAGTGCCGCTGGTATTGACGTTACAGGCACAGTTACAAGTGACGGCGCAAGCCTTGACGGCGCTGTAGTAATCAATGAAAGCAGTAACGATGTAGACTTCCGTGTCGAATCCAACAACAACGCAAACATGTTATTCGTTGATGCTAGTGCTGACAAAATAGGTGTTGGAACAAACGCTCCAGACGAATCTATTCATTGCACGGGCGCTATTATGTCCACTGGCGTTGCAACAACAGCAGTAGCATCTAGTTCGACCCTTGATTTTACCAGCGGCAATATGCGGCTTATCACTCGTGGCGCGGATACCTCAACAAGAGGTGGCCTTCAAATCGTTAGTCAGGCGTCAAACGGTGGCAGTTCTCTCAACGCCCTAGCGATTGACACTAGCGGCAACACGACTCTCGGTGGCACATTAACACAGGCTGGCACTCTAGCTGTTGTTGCAGAACTAGGAGCGGTTGCATTTACATCGTCAGGTTCATGGGTAAGTCTTGGTGCTATATCAGTGCCGCAGTCTGGCATCTGGGTTGTGCGAGCAGATTTGCGGCTTAGGGGAAGTGGAGATGGTTTTCTAAAAGCGCGTTTAGGTACGTCGTCATCTGGAGGTGAAATCGGCTCAAATGGTGGCGGTGGTGCTAACACGGCCATTCGTATGCTTACTGAACAGATTGAGCACCTTGGCAGCTTTTACAACATTCATATAGCACCTAGCTGGATTCTTGACTGTCCTACAGGGGCTTCATATCCATTGGCGATTTACATTCATGTTCAGGCCAGCGCAAGCGACAGCCAAGCTCTCAACAATAATGACTCCAATGGTCATCCGACTTTATCTTGTTGGCGTGTCCATAGCACATCAACAAGCGGCTCAACTGTAGAAACAATCGGAGGCGCATAAGATGGCAATGACTAGAATTGACATCATTATGCAGGCTATCAATGCGCTCGTTCCCAAGGCCGAGTACGTTATGCGTGGCGACTTTTCTGGTCTTGAATGGCTAGACAGTCGCACAGTGCCTACAGAAAGTGCCGTACAAGCTAAGTACGATGAACTGATAGCCGCAGAACCTACGAATTTGCTGCGGGAAAAGCGCAATCGACTTTTGGCAGAAACAGACTGGTGGGCTAGTTCTGATCTTACTATGACTACTGAACAGACAAACTATCGCCAAGCACTGCGGGACATAACTGAGACGTACAGCAATCTCGACGAGGTTGTCTGGCCGACAAAGCCGTAGGGGAGTAACGGATGACACGCGCAAGAGATTTCGCAGACTTGGCCGGTTCGGCTGATGCCGGTGGCATCACGGGCAAAAACATGTTCACCAACGGTGCAATGCAGGTCAATCAGAGGGGGTCTGTAAACACATCTGATGGTTCAAGTGTCTATTCACTAGACCGCTGGGTAACTTTTCTTCGTGGTGGCCCTGCTGCTACTTTGTCTCAAAGCACAGACGTTCCGACAGGGCAGGGTTTTGCTAACTCCCTAAAGTTAGATGTAACTACTGCTGACGCTCTTGGTACAGCAAGTGATTTCTGTAAAGTTTCGCAGAAGATGGAAGGGCAAAATTGTCAACATCTTGCAAAAGGGACAAGCAATGCAAAAAAAGTAACTTTGCAATTCTGGGTAAAATCCACAATTACCGGCACATATATCATTGAATTGTTTGACGATGACAACACTCGTCAAGTCTCTCAAGCATACACCATCTCCAGTTCAAACACTTGGGAGCATAAAACACTGACATTCCCTGCTGATACGTCAGGTGCATTGGCAGACGACAACGGCAACAGCTTTGAAGTGGTGTGGGGCTTGGGCATGGGTTCAACGTACACAAGTGGAACTCTCAACACCAGTTGGGCTAGTAATACACAGGCAAACAGGTTTGTAGGACAGGTAAACGCCCTAAGCAGCACGAGTAATGAATTTTATCTGACGGGCTGTCAGTTAGAAATCGGCGAACAGGCCACGCCGTTCGAGCATGAAGACATCGGAACCACGTTGCGTAAATGCCAACGCTATTATTTCAAGTTCCTTGAAGGCAACACAAAAGAAATCGGAGTGGCTTGGTATTTTACAGCGTCACACTCCAGTTTCATGCTCCGCTATCCGACAACAATGCGAGCCACACCCACCGGCATTGATTCGACAGGTACGGGCTACTATACCATTTTCAGAAATGGTGGTTCTGATGCAGTCAACAGCATCACGTTTGAAAACGGCAGCACAGAACAGTTCAGCGCATTTAATAACTCAGAGGCATCCGGCACGGCAGGACAAGCCGGATTGATACGTTCAACAGATGCGTCGGCTAAAGTTGAGTTTGATGCGGAGTTATAGCAATGGATGAAATGACAATCACAGAGGCGCAGTATACGTCAGAGGCTAACGCCACGATAAGATGCCTGATTGATGGTGTTCGGATGCAAGTGCCGTGTGACCCAGATAATCGTCACTACGCTGAAATCCAGCGTCAGGTCGCAGCCGGTACGCTGACCATACAGGATGCCGACTAATGTTCGCTACTGCCGCCTTTGCACAAGAGCCGTTTGCTACGCACGGCATAGTCAAGGTCGGCGTTAGTTCGCTTTCGGCCAATGCCACACAGACGGCGACAGGCATACATATAGCTTCTGGCTCGTCAGAAATGACGGGCATCGGTAGTCAGGCATCAGTTGCCAGCGGCATCATGGTAGGTGTGCCGGGCAACCTTAGTGCTAACCTGACACAAACAACGGCAGGCACACGAATCAGGCTTGCAACCACTGGCACATTGAGCAGCAATCTAACGCAAAGTTCCGCTGCCATACGAATAAGGTCAGGGTCTTCTGATATTGAGTTCTTGGTGGTACAATCCACTAACGGTGAGTTAAAGTTCGTGGAGATCAACGCCGGAGAAACTGCCGAAACATGGTCAGAAATCACTCACACTGGTGACACTTGGACCGAGATCAATGCCGGCAGCACGGCGGAAACATGGACAGAGGTGGTAAACTAAATGGCATCTTCATACACAGCTAACATTGGCATCGAGAAGCCGGCGTCTGGCGAACAGGCCGGCACCTGGGGCACGACCACCAACTCGAACTTTGACATTATCGACCGCGCTATCAACGGTGTGCTGTCTCTTTCTTTGACAGGCACCACGACCACACTTACCACCACTGATGGAGCACTATCCGACGGTGGACACAAGGTTCTGCTGCTTGCTGGTTCGCCCTCTGGAACTAACACGATAACCATCAGCCCGAATGATCAAGACAAGGTGTACTTGGTCAAGAACAGTTCTGGTCAGACGGCGACCTTTACACAAGGTTCTGGCGGCAACGCTTCAGTTGCGAATGGTGAAACTGCGTGGGTGTTTGCAGACGGTGCTGGGTCCGGCGCACAAGTGCAAAAAGCTAGTTTTGAAATTGTCCATGAGTCCTCCCCGCAGCTTGGCGGAGTCCTTGACACCAATGGCAACAATATTGAGTTTCCAGATAGCTCTGGCGCAGAGGTCAACAGACTGAAGTTCGGTGCTGGAGACGATGTTTCCGTGTATTGGGATGGCACAGACGGTCACATCACCACGTTAGGTACGTTGAACATCGACGGCGCTGATGGTCACGAGATGGCAAAGTTCGTAGATGGCGGTGCCGTCGAGCTTTACCACAACGACAGCAAAAAGATCGAAACTACTTCAGCAGGTGTGGATGTCACCGGCACCGTGCAGGGTGACAGCTTCACACTGGACAACGGATCAAACGATTGGACCGTGACCGTATCATCAAACAAACTCCTGTTTAATTATGCGGGCACCGCCAAGATGGAGCTTGATACCAGCGGCAACCTCAAGGTCACGGGTGACGTTACTGCGTTTGGTACGATTTCGTAGGTTGGAGAATAAAAGATGGCTCTGCCTAGTTCCGGTGCGATTTCACTGTCACAGGTCAACACTGAACTTGGTTTTTCAAGTTCAACGGAGATCAACCTGGCTCGCTCGGATGTCCGCACCTTGTTCGATGAAAGCTCTGGCGACATCGCTATGAGCGATGGACGTGGCGCGGTCCGCTCTTATACCGTTGAGTATCTTTTGGTTGCTGGTGGCGGCGGTGGCGGCTTCTATATGGGCGGTGGCGGTGCGGGCGGCTACCGCGATGGCTTGTCGGCCACTGCAACTGGCGCAGTTTCTTTCTCTATTGTTGTTGGTGCAGGCGGTGCGGGAGCTTCAAGCCTAGACACTGCTGGTAGCGACGGTAGTGCATCCTCTGCTTTTGGTGAAACTACAGTCGGTGGTGGAGGCGGAGGCTTCCCGAGCGGTAACGGGCGAGTCGGTGGTTCAGGTGGCGGTGCCGGTGTAGATGGCACAGACGGCACTGGTCCATTTGCCGGTGCGGCAGGAACTTCGGGTCAGGGTAACGCTGGTGGTTCTGCAACTTCCTTCCCCGGCGTTGGTAACGCTGGCGGCGGCGGCGGCGGTGCTAATGCAGTTGGCGGTGATGGAACTCAGCTAGACGGAGGCCACGGAGGTGATGGTAAAACTTGGTTTGATGGCGTAACTCGCGGCGGAGGCGGAGGCGGCGGAGCGTCAAATGACACGTCTGATTCCAACGGCGGTTCTGGCGGCGGTGGCGGCTATGGCTCTAGCGGCACAGCCAATACCGGCGGAGGCGGCGGTGCTGGCAGAGACAACGACCCCGCAGCAGGTGCTGGTGGCTCCGGTGTTGTAGTTCTTCGTTACCTCTCTCCACAGAAAGGCACGGGAGGGACTGTCACAACCTCTGGTGGCTACATCTATCACACGTTCAATTCTTCGGGTACTTTTGTAGGATAAGCAGATGCCACTGACAAAATTACAATTCAGGCCCGGCATCAACCGAGAGATCACTTCATATACTAACGAAGGTGGCTGGCGAGACTGTGACAAAATTCGATTCAGGTTTGGGTATCCAGAAAAACTGGGCGGATGGGAAAAGCTGTCGTCGTCAACCTATCTTGGATCTGCTCGTGCGTTGCACAACTGGATTGCACTTGACGGCTCAAACTATCTCGGCATCGGCACACATCTAAAATACTACATCGAAGAGGGCGGTGGCTTTAATGACATAACGCCCATACGCCTGACTACTGGATCTGGTGATGTGACTTTTGCCGCCACCAACGGCAGCACAACGATTACCGTTACAGACACCGCGCATGGCGCTGTTGAAAACGACTTTGTTACTTTCTCTGGCGCAGCATCGCTTGGCGGCAACATCACCGCCGCAGTTCTGAACATCGAATATCAGATTGTCAGTATCATCAACGCCAACAGTTACACCATTACCGCGAGCGTCGCTGCCAATTCTTCCGACAGCGGCAACGGTGGATCAAGCACAGTAGGCGCGTATCAGATCAACGTGGGTCTGGACTCTACAGTTGGCGGCACAGGCTGGGGCGCA